TTTCATCAGCAATATCTAATTTCAAAAAGAAATCGCCATATTTGGCCATGTTACGAATCCAGGGCCAAAGATTGAATTCAATGTTCATTACATCATAAAATAAACTGTAAAGAATTTTTTGGATCCTACTATCTGACGATTTAATTGTTAAGATATCGCCAAATTGATCTGCTAATGTTGATTCATCAGCATATATGTCTAAAGCTGAAGATATAATAGGATCTTTATCCATCATTTCGTAATCAGTATATAACTGCATACGATTTTGATGCATATAATAATTTGAGTCATATCCGCCCATTCCGCCAACACGATGCTTGTTTGAACCGTGAAGTCTTGTATATCTGTCGGCTACTTTACTTTGTGTTAAGTTACCTGTCGATTGGAGGCGGTTAGTATCAACTACACGAAGTTTGTCTTTGCCATAAGCTCTGACAACTACATTTGTAGAAAATAAGTTTTGTAATCGTTTTCTAAGTGACGCCATAGTATTTATTCTTTATATAAAATAAATATCAAGTTACTTAATAAGCCAGGTCAAATCTTCATTGCCGTAGCCATTGTCCCAATCCCACCCAATATCTTTTGGTCGATTGTTTCCGGTATAAATAACTGAATCTGTTTTTTGTAACTGTGTCAAGGCACGTTTATTTAATTCAATGCCTTGTTGTCTTAATTTTAATGATGTATCTCGTAACCAAAGTCCAATTGCAAATGCCATAACTAAGTCATCGTTATAACCTCGTTGTGCTTGTGCTTTGCCATTTTCCCAAATAAATACAAATAGTTCTTGTATAAGTCGTTTTGAATGAATAATAGGAGAACCTTCTCTCATATACATTTCAAGTGCAGATATCATTAATGGTCTTGTTCTAGCTGTAGTAGAAACGCCAGGAACCATTTTTGATTTGTCTTTTGTATCATATCCTTTTCTGAGTTGAATATCTACATCAACATATCCATCATCTTTATATGTATAAAATAGATTTTGATATCCTCTATCTATTGCAGGTTGAATTGCAGCCCACCCAATATTTGCGTTTTCAATTGCAAGTAATGCATTGTTCCATTCTGATGCAACACTTATCAACATATTACCAAAATCTTTAGGAGGAAGTTTTCCTTTATATTCTGCTACCTGTTCTATTGTTTCAACATCAATAACATGAAATGTAGAAAAGTCAGCTCCATCACCTCGTGCAACGTCAGCTATCACTACATAGTCTCTAGAATAATCTGGATATTTCCATATCCAATATCCATTATCATATCCCCTTCGTTCTATAGGCTCCGTACATTTTAATTCAAATTCTTGCAATATTGAACCATCAATTACAGTGTGACCAGAACTAATAAAGTCACAATCACATTCTTGAGCTGCTCCTTTTTCTCCTAACAACTGTGTCTGTTCATCTCGCCATTCTTGATCTCGTTCCGGATGTACTGTCCAATGCAATTTAATATTATGCCATTGTGTTTTAGGATTAGTCTCTCCATCGACCCATGTTTGATGAAACCAGTTACCGATACCATTTGGAGTAGACAAAGCAATACACCGACCACCAGTAGATAGTGTAGGATAAAGACCAGTCCATAACTCGTCAAGTCCGTCAACGTGAGCAGCCTCGTCAATAACAAGCAGAGAGAGGGCTTCGGAACGACCAGCGTCACCAGAGGTTGAAGCAGCCTTTACTTCTGACCCATTAGTAAGAACAAATGAAGTTCTGTTGTCGATTTTAATGTCAGCGATACGAAGCCAAGGAGGAACATTCTGCATAATGTTCTTTACTTTCTTGACCAAGTTGGCTGCTGTCTGGAACTTTGTAGCAATAACCAAGACATTTTTGTCTCGGTAAAAAAGCATTAGCCAAACAATATAAGCGGCAGTAATGGTAGAAATACCCAACTGCCTTGCTTTAAGGACAATAACGAAACGATGGTCATTAAAGTCGTTTAGAACATCGTCTTGATAAGGATAAGTCTTGAAGGGAATAAGACCCTTCAAGGGGTGTGAGATCTTTGCGTAGTTGTTGATAAAGTAAGATGAGTCTTTGCCACATTTTACAATTTCTGCTATAATCTCTTTTTTAGTTAGAGAAGGCATCAGTCAGTTTTGAGGCCGCCTTGATCTAAGAACTTACGGAAGCTGTCCTCAAGCCTGTCTTCAGAGGGGCTGCTAACCTCCTCACTGTCGAGTCCACCGATGTTATACATACAAGAAGCCTGGACCCAGGTGCGAATACGAGAGGTATTCTGAACGATTGCGTCTACTTCACCGTCCTTTGTAAGAGTAAGAGCATTACCGGTAATCTTCTTGTACTCTTTCTTGATAAAGGAAGCGATGTCTTCAATCATTTGTTCTACTTCGCCTTCAAAGTCATTTGCATAAACGTCTTTGAGTTTGATTTCTGCGTGGTAGTGAATACCAAGTTTTGGACCGTGGAAAGAAACCTTGAAGCCGTCCATAACACGAGAGTCGTGGATAGGGTGTCCTTCTTCGCGCTTTAGACCGATCTTGACAGGCTCGCCCTTGTCGTCTAGAGCACCGTCATAGGTATTTGCCATTACCTGTGAAATACCTCTTACAATTTCCATAGTTGTGGCCATTTAGTTTTTCTCCTTTTCTGGTCTCCAGCCGATGAGCCAACGCTCTTCTCTTCCTTCAACGTATTGAACATAGCAACTAAAACAACAATTGAACTTATTCATAAATACATCATCTCTAATCTTGTAGGAATAGGTTGTGCAAACAGGACAAACTCTTTTTGTTGTCTCCCTAGTAAGTAGTTTTTTGGAGATGAAAAAACCATCTTGTTCTACTTTATCATCTTTTTCCTCGCCTTGCAACTCTTTTTTCGCTAAAATCTTAATTTGTTCTTGATAATTTGCTTCTTTTTCGTCGTTCCAATGCTTACGAGGGTTCTCTATTGCTTCATTGCCATACTTTTTTGCGATGGCTTTTTCAAATCTGGCAATGTCATTGAGGTCTAAATCTTTTTTCATTTTAGTTCAACGCCTTATCAATAGCATAAGCACCGCCGATGCCAAGGGCAATACCAGCAACAACGGAGCCTACAACAACAAGTGGGATATTTACTTTTCTATCTTTCTTTATAATGTTTCTAAGTTCTTCTAACTCTTCGTCTCTTAACCTTATGCCCTCTTCAAGACGAAAGGTTGTCTCTTCTAACTTTACATTTAGAGTATCTATTTTTAGTTGGAACTCACTTCTTTGTAAACCAAGTTCTAACTTTAATCTGCTTTGGAATTCTTTTTCTTGAAATTCTTTCCAAGTCATTAATCTTGCCGTAGCAACATTGTCAAAGCAAGTTGCTTCAAATGGCGATACTCCACCTTTTGGTAAGAAGGTAAAACTTCCTAAGTCTGCTCCGTAAGAAGGAAGGCTGAACAAAAGTAAAGCCAAACTTAACATTCTTGTTTTCTTACTCAACATAACTAAATCCAAATTGTTCTTCTATCTGGCGAGCAAGTTCTTGTGGGTTATCCATTCGTAACTTTTCCAACTCACCAACTCTTTTGTCTCTGAGTTTTTCTAACTCTCTTTCACGGCGGTCAAAGTCTTCTTGAAGGTCGTCTATTATCTTTCGGTACTCTTCAAGGAGTTGTTTCTTTCTTGCTTCTTCGCGTTCGTGAGACTCGTTGATAATAGTCAGTTCTTGCTCGTGCCTTTCTATGGCAGCATCCATTGCTTTGATAAGAGAAGCACGATCAAAATACCAAAATGCGGACATACTTATGAGTATGACCGCAATAAGGATTTCTCTCCAATACTTTTGTAAAATAGTCAGGACGGACATCAAGCCCCCTTGAGTTTTACAATAGCATCAATAACTGACTGACCACCAAGATATAGGGCTGAAATAGTAACCCAATCTCCACTTGTTAGGAAACCAGTTGCTGCTAGACCAGTTGCTGTGGCCCATACAAGTAGTTTTCTGGAAAGGACTTTTTCTAATCCTTTATCAATAAACGCTTTTGCCATTGTCATATTACCTCCCTTTATAACCTTCTCGCTTGCTTAGAAGCGACTGCTCTGCGTTGTCTATCTCTGTCCGACTCTCCCGACTCTCCCGACAAAGCATCCATTGCGGACAAGACATCCGATGAAAGTGCAGGGCTTTCTGTTGCTTCTGGCATGTTGATCTTCTTTTCGATTGCTCGGATAAGACTTCTTCTAACTTCTATTGTGTCCAAGGCACCCTTACGATGTTTTCGATGAGCCTTTACAAAATCTCTAAACTCACCCTGCTCAATGTTTTCAACATACTCATCTATCTTTCTTCTGATATCACGGCTTATCTCATCACTCAAAGGCTTTTTGGCTGCACGGATCTTTTTAAGTTCTTCAGATCTTTTACCCTTATTGCTCTCCACAATATCAAGTATTTGAATATACTTTTCTATTTTAAGTTTTAGAACAGGATCGTCAGTCAAAAGTTCAACAAGTAATTTTGCCTCTGCTTCCATTTGTTCGTTCATCTGTCTGAGAAGTCTGGCTCGTCTTTCACTAAAGAAGTTTTTCACTTTCGTTGATATAAACGAGTAGCCCATTATACCAGCGATTGAA